ATCGGCTGCATTGTGGCCGCTGTCTCATGGAAAGCGGTAGCGAGCACATAAGCGCATTTGCGGATATCACCGTCGTTATCGCCTTCCCAATAGTCCAAAAGCGCATTCATGCCGTTCACCTGGGATTGTGTCAGGCGACCGCCAAACGGGGAGCGGCGGGCATAGGCAAAAAATGCCTCACGGTTAAGTTTCATCATCTATTCCTTCAGGCAATAAAAAAGGGCCTCAGAAGAGACCCTGTTACGGTTTGGTTATCGGTGCACCGCACACGGCGGTTTCTATTCAGGCTGCTGGTTGACAACCGTGCCCCTGCAACCAAATTGGCTAAAGAAGGAAAGAGGTCGCATGAACGACCTCTGATAGAGGATGTCTTGGATGCTTAGGGGGCAACTCCTACAAGAATGATAGGGACAGCCGGAATGCCTCGGCCTTGCCGCATGAGATTGAATAGATCGCGCTCGTAATACGGAACTCCCGATGACATTTCTCGCTCCATTGACTTCATCGGCACCACTTCGATTCCTACATCAATGTCGTCGCTAATAAAAAATGACATATGCTTTACGAACAAATCGTGTGCGACAAACGCGTACTTGCCAAATTGAACCTCAACTGCCACGCGGTCTTTCACGAAATCAGTTTGGTTGTAGGTCATGATAGGCTCTAGGCCTCGTGCCTCGATCATTGTCTTTTGCTCTTTCGGCTGCAGCTGCATGATCTCACGGAGTATTGAAGTATCTTCGGCAAGCCAATTGGTAACACGACGTTCTGACCATTTGTTCTCGGCAAACAACCGAGCAAATTCCTTGTTCATATCAATGGGAGAATAAAGAGTGCGTCCTTTTTTCCTTATCTCTGCTGAATCCTTAGTACGACACTTTTCAGCATCAACGCTCCCCACCACAGCCTCCAAATCATCCCAAATATGCGGTCTGTGGTACTTGAGATATTCAAAGCCGTTCAAGTGTGAATAATACTGAACAATTTTCATCAGTGACCGCCACGTGGTCGGGAAGGATCATAAATTGGCTTGTTCATTGGACGCGTTTCCAATCGTCCGGATCGAAGATTGTGAACCCGCTCCCATGCAATATCAACGTACTCTTTCACCACGTCGCAGCCATACCCAATGCGGCCGTGCTTGAGGGCTGCCACAATTGAGGAACCCACTCCCATATAAGGATCGAAAACACTGTCCCCCGGATTTGTAAGCGACAATAATAACCGTTCGACCAACTCCACGGGAAATTGGCAAGGATGTATCGTCTTCTCGACATGGTTGTTTTTGACGTTTGGAAATATCCAAATGTCACCAGGGTTCTTTCCAAGCGGGTTTCCGGAAAGTTGGCCCGCTTTTGCGCCTTTATAATATTTCTTTTCGGGATACTTTGACGGCACACGGATTGGATCTAAGTTGAAAGTGTAATCGTCGCCCTTCGTGAACCACATAATCGTTTCATAACGCCCAGAGAGACGTTTTTTACAATGCAAGCCATGCTCAAAATGCCAAATAATGCGATTGCGGAGCTTAAGGCCATGATCCTTGAACACACGATATAAAACCATGTCTAAGGGGAATATTTCCCCATCATCAACATGATTCCCAACTTGCCAACACAACGACCCCTGTGGATGCAAGAGACGGACACATTCCGCTATCACTTGCGCTTGATCTTTAATGTACCTTTCAAGTGTCGTACGTTTTTCGTAGGATTTTCCTATATTGTAAGGAGGCGATGTTACGATCAGTTTGATCGAATTTTTTTTCATTGAACGCATAAAAGCCAAATTATCTATAGCTGCCATTTCAGCCGCGCAATCACGTTCTAACCTTTGAATTTTTCTCGAAATCATAATGCCCTCGCGAATCTTTCCAGATGATATGATTTCATAGAATAACCTGCAACAAAGTTAGATGTGAGCGACGACCTGATGTGCAAATACCCACCCTTGACCCGCCTCCTCATTTCCGTATTCTGCTTGCGGTCACTGCTCACACAGTGACTACCTCGAAAGAGGGGCCCGCTGACCTCGTGTTGGACAACTCCCGGCCAGCGGGCTTTATTTTCCGGATATCTGCCCGACGCCCTCAGCGATATGTCCCCAATGATACGGGTCAGGTTTAGAGCAAGCGGATAGCCCAAACAGAATGGCAGCTATGATGATGGCGCGAATCATGCAGCACTGCCCGGCCACGCATAGGCGTCGATCAGCTCTGTGCTGGTAATCTCGCCAGCCTGAGATTGTGTCAGCTTACCCGAGAACAAGCTTGATCGCACCCGGTTAAAGAAGATCGAGCGTTCCATATGGACATTCCTTTCAGGCAATAAAAAACCGCCGAAGCGGGCAAACAATTTGGTGGGTCAATACTCTATCGATCCCTGACTCCTGGTATCGCTGTCGGGGCTATCCGAGTCATCGCTCTCTTCCTCATCATCACCCGACTTGCCGCGCTTATCGGTGCCGGAATCTCCCTGTGGCTGCTTGAGAGTCAGATTGGATGTGAACCCATTTGACCGGGTTACCTCGTGATCAACACCGTCAACACGATATCCGCCGTCAATTCCGTCTCGAGCGCCGACAAGGTTGCATAGGCACTCCGGCTGGGCTTCGGTGTTACCGTCGATGAGAATGCTGCCACCGCCCTTGTTGCGTTCGGCCTCCGTCGCATCGGCCTTCGCCTGCGCCTCTGCTTCATCCTTGTTGGCTTTCGAGTACCTGACCGAATGTGCGGCTTCCGCGCCTTCATCTTCGATCTCGACCTCTCGCTCCTCCCACTTTCCTTTTTGCTTGTCGAAGTAACGCGCTTTGACTTTCTTGTAGCGCGAGCGCCCAAGGCGCGGGGAAATGTCCCAGTTGATGAGGTTGTCGCCCCATTTCGCCGTGATGGTTGGCAACGGCTGACCGGTGGCCGACGTACCACCGTTGCGTTTGACAATGAGCGCTTGGTTCCCAACCACCTTGAACGTGCCGCCGACCTCGCGGGCCACGCGTTGGCCGAAAGCAATGAAGCTTTCGCCTTGCATTGCCCAGTATTTGCGTTTCAGCTTGGCGAGATCCGGATCAATGATCACCTTTTCAAGGCCAGCGAGTTTCCCTGCCTCTTCCAGAACCTCGCCGAGCTCCTTATCGTCCCAGTGCGCTTCTTGTTGCTCCTTCACCTTCGACTTGGCGTCCATGCCCTTCGCGTGCAGGATCATCTTGCGGCCATCACCGCGCGAGCCGGTCGAGCGGGGCTCATCGAGCTTGCCGCGAAATGCCGTGTCCATGCCGGTATGGACTGTTCCGAGATCAATCTCGATATCGTCGCCCTGATCGGGGAATATTATCTGCCCGTCGGTGTCGTCGAGTTCTAGGTCGGCGATGTCAGTATCGCCGCCAGATTTCAGGCCGACTTTCAGCGAAATGATAATCGGCTTGAACCGGGACGAGACGTCCTGCCCCTTAATAGTAACTCGCAGGAGTGTCTGCGACCAACGCGCAGCCGATTCCTCCGCCGAAAACAGTGGCGGCAGTGTCGGCAGCGAGGCAGGCATGGTTCAGTCCCAGAGCTTGATGGTTTTTCGACGTGCCGGCAGCGCTTCGGATGAGATGATCGGCATCGTTACGATTGTGCCAACGGGCAGGATCGGCCCGAGAGCCGCGATGCCGTGGTTCGCTTCCATGCCGAGGATACGCTCAACGAATCCTGGTATCCGACGCCGATACCGGCGCCAGACCAGCAGATCGAGTGTGATGCCATCGCCCTTGATGGTCACGGTTTCGAGGTTGGTTGCAGCCATGTCAGGTCACAGGAAATCAAGAATGGACAGGAAATAGTCTTCAGCCGTCGGAGATCCGGACTCGCTAAGCGCAATGTCGAATTCAACCACCTGGCCGATTCCCTGATCGGTCAGATACGTCGATTTTGCATTGAGCTTGCAAATGACGAACCAGCCGAGTGGTTTGCCATCGCCGCGCATCAAGAATTGAGGCTGACCGCTGGATTTCATTTGCTTGACCATATCGAGAGTGTCGAGACCACCAAGCTTTATTGGCAATAACTTGCCGTTGATGGTGAGTTCCTCATTATCCTCGCCAACGAATTCCTTTGGAGGTTTTCCGCCTATGACGGCCTTTTCCACAAACGGGACTGATCCACTTTCCGCATACTCATGCGTGTTGAACGGGTAGGCCTCGAACGGCACCCCTCCCAATGTCATCAGTGTCATGGTGTCCTCAAAAAGAAACCCCGCCGAAGCGGGGCTGAGTTAGGTTTTTCACTTTTGCTCCCCAAAACCGGGGAGCAAAGTCAGAACGTCGAAGGCATGAGCACCTTCACATAGGTACGCTCTATATCTCCACCGTTCGCGACCATGAACAGGGCGAGGCGCACGAGGTGCCGCCGCAGTTCGCGAACCGATTGCTTTTGAAAATCGGGCAACCGGCTTTCATCGATCCGCTCCGCGCATTGGACAGCAAGTCCGGCCTGTTGCAAGGCTCCCGTGACCGAGAGCGCCTGCTGGAATGAGGCTTTCTGCTCAAGAGCCTCAAGATGGTCTTGGTCGTCGTTATAACCCGCGCTACCGGGCTTGTGCTTCAGCATCTTCTCGACGAGGCGGGAGCCTTCAAGGGCCATGTTTTCGAGAGGGCAGACGGGCGTCATCATAGCAGATTCTCCCCGCCAAATTTTGCGGCAAAGTACTGCATACCCTTCGGCGTTATGAACGTCTGAGGCCGCGCCTTGTCGTCGATGATCGTGACCTTCACCTCAAACAAGCCCTGCTTGATGAACTGCACATAGGGCACCAGATTGCCGCCCTGATAGAACACATATCCCTTCTTCAACTCGCGAATGAACTTCTTGGCTCGGCCTGTGATAATCCGACCTGCGTTCATCAGGCCATAACCACCATCGGTATCGGCGAACTTGTCGAAGAACTCGGTCTTCGGTTTGGCTTCCTCCACTTTGGCCTCAAGGGCGATTACTCGCTCCGTGTAGGTTAAGAGCAGGCCGCGCATCGCTGC